AAATCTAATAATGTTGCTGCTGCTAGTACAGCTACTGGTAAGATTCTTGCCGGTCACATTTCTTCTACTGCAACTGCTCAAACTATCATCTCAACTGAGGTTCTAAGAGACCCTAGTTCTTTCGGTGATATCGTAAGAGGATTGCATGTATACGGAGCTAAGGTTTTAAGACCTGAAGCTTTAGTAACAGCTTTCTACACAGTAGACTAATAAAACTGGGGGAGTCTTCGGACTCCTCCTTTTTTAAGGAGACACAATGGATAATCAAATAAAATATTACGAAACAATACACGAAAAAGAAGAAAAGTGTTCAGAGATGGTAGGTCACAATACTATGAGATTTGAATACGAAGAAGACAAAGGAGAAAAATAATGCCGGGTAAAATGAAGAAAAAGAAAGATATGAGAATGTCTTACATGGATGGTAAAAAAGTTGAAAGAAAAAAAATGCGTATGGGTACTAGATACGGTATGTCTGATGGTGGACCTGCTGTAATGGCATCTATGGAAAACCAAAAACCTAATTAGTATCATGGGTAAAGGAGTAAAACATTACAAAAGGGATGGTACTGAACATAAGGGAAGTATGCATAAAATGCCTAACGGTACTTTACATACAAACAAAACTCATACTAAAACAAGTGTAAAGCTTTTTCATTTTAAAGATTTAAGTAAAAAAGCACAAGAAAAAGCTAGAAAATCTAGAAGTAAAAAGTAATGGCTAAAACATTCTTAACTCTGACGAATGATGTCCTCAGAGAGTTGAACGAAGTTGTCTTAACTTCATCAAACTTTGGAGACGCTACAGGCATACAAGCGTTTGTCAAAAACTCTATTAACAAATCTATAAACGATATTGCTAATGAAGAACCACAGTTACCTTTCTTTTCGGCAGGTGCTAGTGGTGAGACAGACCCTTTCTATGGTAATACAACTGTAGCAACTACTGCAGGTACTAGATGGTATCTGTTAAAAGATGGTAGTAGTGATATTACTTCAGACTTTGCATCAATAGATTGGGATGATTTTTACATCACAACTATTAGTGTCTCTGGAGAATCAGCACCGTTTGTTTCAAAAGGGTTAAGATTTTTAACATTAGATGAGTGGACTAGGTATTACAGAGATAGTGAGAATAGTGATGATGCATCAACTCAAGCTTATGGAGAGCCTGTTTATGTAATACGTAGTCCAGACCATAGAAAGTTTGGGCTAAGTCCTATACCTGACAAAGTTTACAACGTACATTTTTATGGCTACAACAAGCCGACAGAACTATCAGCGTTTAGTGACACTATAGTTCTACCAGACCAATATGCAAATGTAATAACAGCTAGAGCTAGATATTATGTTTGGCAGTTTAAAGAAAGTCCTCAACAAGCTGCTTTTGCATTAGAAGATTACAAAAAAGGCATGAAGCAAATGAAGTCTAATCTGATAAATCCACAACCAAAATATATGTCAGATGATAGAACATATTTTTAGGAGATATAAATGACAACTAAAATACCTGCAGAATTATCAAGTACACCAAGCATTACAGATGCAGGAACAGCATCTATTGATATATCTGGAAGTGCAGACCCTATATTTAAAATGCAAGGGTCAGGACATCCGCAATTAAGATTAAAAACTACAGGAACAACTGATAATACGAGTATAGATTTTGGAGATTCAGATAGCGAAGTAAGAGGTAGAGTTTTATATAATCATGCAAACGATTACCTGCAACTACAAACAAGTAGTGCAAATAGAGTAAGAATAGACTCTGATGGTCTAAAGTTTGGTTCTGACTCAGCAGCCGCAAATGCCTTAGATGACTATGAGGAAGGAACTTGGACTGTTTCAGATGGAAGTGGTGCTGGTTTAAGTTTTACTGTAGATAAAAATAGATATACAAAAATAGGTAGATTTGTAATGGCTCACACAAGAGTTACTTATCCAACTACAACTGATGGCAGTACAGCAACATTAGCTTTACCTTTTACACCTAGCACAGATTGTACTGGTTCTGTTACAGGTGGTATATGTACAGAACAAGGAGTAGCTAGTGGTATAGCTGTTACAGCATCTATTGATGGTACAGCCGGTACTAGATTTAGAAGTAATGGTGTGGGTGCTTTTACAAATGCTGATTTATCAGGGGTAACGCTTAGATTTACAGTAACTTTTATAACAGCTTAATAGGTAATAATTATGGCAATAACAAAAGAAACAGTAGTAGATAAAATTGAGGTTCTTGAAATGGGTCAAGTACAAATTAGAACTGCTACTAAAATAGTTGAAGATGGAACTGAACTTAACAGACAGTTTGCAAGGCATGTTTTAAACCCTAGAACTAAATCAGGTGACACTTGGGGTGATACTGACATATCTGGCGAAGACGCTAGAGTTCAAGCAATAGCAAATGCAACTTGGACTGACGAAGTAAAGTCAGCGTATGAAACATTTATTGATTCTCAAGAAACTGAATAAAATAAATGGCTAGAAGTCAACCATACGGTTTTGCATGTTCAGGAGGATTAGTAGATAGTGCTAATCGTTTTGACTTGTTCAAAGCTCCCGGAGTAGCAACTACATTAAGAAACTTTGAAGTTGCTGTAGAGGGTGGTTACAGAAGAATAAACGGTTATAGTTTATTTGGTGGTGGTAGTTCTGCTAGACCTAACTCTTCTAATCAGATATATGGATTGTTTGTTTATTCTGATGGAGTAATAGCTGCAGGTGGTAGTAATATTTATTTTAGTCAAGATGGAACTAGTTGGTTACAACTAAATAAAGCAAGTGTAGCAAGTAGTGGTGATAATCATACTACATTTACAGGTAGAAGTGCACTTAGTTTAACATCACCAGCTCAGTATAGTTTTGCATTATACGAAGGCACATCTGTTTATGGTGAACTAGTTATGACAGATGCAAGTGGTAGTAATAAACCATTTTTATTTAAAATGACTGGTACAGATTCAGATATTACTAATAGAACATTTTTTGCTAGTCAGATAACAATAAGCGGTAGTACGACTGCAAAGTTTTGTACAATACACGGAAGACGCTTAGTAGTTGCAGGAGACCCGTCAACACCAAACACAGTTTACATAAGTGCTGTTAATGACATAGATGATTTTACTGGTGGAGTCTCAATAACATTAGAAGACCAAATAGTAGGTCTTAAAAGTTTCCGTAACGAATTATTTATATTTTGTAAAAACTCTATCTTTAAATTACAAAATGTTGA